ATGCTAATTTACTTTGCTTCATAATGTTCTCCTATAAAATTTTAACTAGCCCCTCCTGGTAATCTCCAGGAGGCAAGCATCCGGATTTACAGCATCCTTTGACTGTCTTACAATTACTTGTTACAAACGTACATTGTTACCTCAAAACCGAAACGCATTTCAGTCGCAACTGGTGTTGTCCACATAATGTTTATCCTTTTTAATCGTTAAAAAATAAACAAGTTCAGATAGGAGCTTTCGCAGACTATCCTTGATGTTCCCCATAGGAGCTTTAACCCCCTCTACTACCATAAGTATATCCGTAGTCTCACCCCTAAACCCCGGGGATTGCAAGGGGTTTGAACAGTAGGGTGTGTCTGCGACATTTACACAACTTCACAGCTATTACCTGTACAAGCTAATGTTTGTGAAGCTTCTGTGTTATCGTCATCTTCTATTAACTCTGAAAACTCAATAACTTCAGTAGGATGGTCTCTCATAAAGGCCATATACTCTTCTTTAGAACATTCTTGATAAGGTGCCTGTTGATATGTATGGTCTGAGTGAGGTAAGAAACTAATACCACTAATTTCGTCAAAGTGTTTGTACACCCAAGCACCCACCTCTAACCATTCATGCTCTCTAACGTTAATAGTAACGCTAGGTTTATGTTCACACCAATGTCTTTGATAGATTAACCACGTTTTGAGTTCTTCAATAGCAGTTCTATCGTCTCGTGTAACGCTACCTCTAGGACTTTTAATAGGAAAACTAAAGACTGCGGTGCTGTCAGGACGATACGCTTCATCTTCAACAGTAACACCTTTATCTTTAAGGAATCCATAAATAGAGTCTTTCTTATCAAGTCTAACAGTACGAATATAATAATTACTATGTCGACTATGGATACCACTAGAGGAGTCAACAAGCTGACTAACAGTACCACTAGGCTTAACACAGGTAATACTAGCAGAATCCTCAACGTCGAGAAGTTTTGCGTACTTTTTATTTGTTTTTCTCGCTTCATCTCTCATCTCCTCTAAGAATTTAGGGTCAGGATTTGACATCATCTTGCTATCCATAATCCCTGTTAATGATACACCTAACAATCTTTCTTCAGTTGTATTCTTATGCCATTCAGCAGATAAGAATTGAAACTTATCAAGTGTAGATTGAAAAGTACCTAATATTGTTGCTAGTCTTACTTTGTCTAGCAATGTTTCTTTTGTATCTTCTGCTCTAATGACTACCTCCGTCAAATTACAGAATTGCTTATCCCTCAAAATTATTTCCGAACAAGGGTTAGTGCCGTAGTTTAAAGAGTCATCACGTCTACCCCATTTAGAGGCCTGTTTCTGAGATGCTACCCTGTTAAAGATACCACGTTCACCAGACTTAGACTTAACTAACGATAGCCATTCTTCCATGAATACTTCCATATCTGGCTTCTCTGTGTAAGCTACTGAGTTGTTAGCAAGGCCTCTGTGTGGAAATTCATTATACCAAGCACCTATCTTAGCTTCTCTCATGCGTTTATCTGTAAGATTAGATAGTGAGATAAGAGCTGAACGTCTAACACCACCTACTACAACTATTTCACCAATCATACAAGTGATATCATGAACTTCTAATGAGTTAAGCTTACGACCTCTAGCGTTAATGAAAGACTCGATAACAAACTTAAATAGTCTTTCTAATGGTTCAGGGCCTGATGCTCTACCACCAAATGTCTTGAGTCTAGCACCTGCTGGTCTAACACGAGAGTAGTCAATGGTCGGTATGTCACCTTCCCATAAACTAGATAGAAGTTTTTTAAACGCCTTCGCCCACCCAAGTTTGCTGTCGCCAACAACAATAGTATCATCACAAGTGTTAATACTCTCTGGAATAGGTGGTAGCTTATCAATCTCTTGTCTTTCACAACTAAACCCTACTCCTGTTCCATTCATTAATATATATAAGCACTCTGAAAATGCTCTCTTGTTATTCATAGCTAAGTAACTACAGTTATAAGCTGATATGTTATCTCTTTCACATGCTTCACCAGCAGTCATAAGCAATCTCATAGATGGCATGACCTCTAGGTTAAGCACAGCACTATGTATTTTGTCTATGTCTTTACCTAGCTTAGGTTGATGTTTCTTTATAAAATCAGTTAATCTTGTTACTGTTTCATCCCAAGTTTCACGTCTTTTAAGTTCAGGTATATACCTAGCGTAACGTGATACATGAATGAATTTTTGATAGTTTGATAAGTTCATTTGGTCTCCTTCGTAGTTTTAATGTATTTAAATAAGGCGTCATGTGCTTCACCACCCGTCTTATAATTTCCTATTAGCTTTTCATCATAATAAGACTGCCATTTTTTTACTTCTTTATTAAAGTAATATTGCTTCATGATAAGTCTGCTATATAAGATTTATATCTGCCGTTCTTTTCCTTCTTCCATCCTTCAACAAGTAAAACCCAATCTGCATCCCGTAAATGTGGGGTTGAGTCATGATTTTCTAGCTTGTCAATTCTGGCGTTCATATTTCCATATGATGTTACTTGTAGCAAGTGAGTCTCTCCAGTAATAGATATACCTAATATATCACCAATACCAAAGAGGTCTTGCCTTACTCTTGCCCATGAATTCCAATGCTCAACTACTTGGACTAACCTATAGTCACCACTGTCTTTCATTCGTTTAAGAGTACGCTGAGTTGGAGATGTTTTAGCCATTACGCATCTCCTATATCATCAACAAATCTATCAGGGTCGTTGGTCTTAGGTAATTCATTACCATAACCATCCTCTTTAATGACATCTTCTTTACGCTTAACGATGTCTTTTTTAACTGTTTCAAATTGCTCTTCACTAGGATGTCCAGCAAAGATAGAGTTCCATGCTTTTTCTAGTTCGGCATCACTAATGTTTTGTGGCCTACGGCCGCTTCCTTTACCCATTATTTATCCTCCTCTTCAAGTTCAAAAAAATAGCCATTGTATCCCATGACTGGTTCATCTGCATCATACTCGTTAGTTCCTTTATCCATTATTTAACTCCTGTAAATTTAGGTTTTTGTACTCCAACAAATCCGCAGGACTGTTTATCTGTTGGCTCAAAATCAAAAGATGAATCACTGTTATGACCAATCGGCATATAGAGATACTCTTCCAATTGGCACATCATAATCATCGCACCTTGTGATGCACAATTATTATTGTAATAATCTAAGGCCATATCACAGTCAACAAAGTTAGCCACATATTGTAAATCATTGTATGACTCAGTGTATGATACGGCCATTACAAAGTTACCTACACCAACTTTACTACCTTTTTCTTCTGCCATAATACCCATAGCAAACACACCATAAAATACTATGATGAGTAATACTATTACAAGCTGAAGTATAGTTGTGGTTGATATATTGCGCCACTCTTTAAACCTCTTACGCTTTCTTGCTTGTTCTGCTTTCCACATTTTGATTCTTTCTTGCTCTCTCATATGATTCATATATGTTTTTCGTTTATATCCTAAGTAAGCCATTATTTTTTGTCCTCCAATTCAATTAGTAAATCTATATAGTGTTTTGCCTTTTCTAAGTCTTGCAAACCATTCTTATCTTTGTAACGAGTAACATACTTAATGACATTACCTTGTAAGTAGTTTAACCCATTAGCGTTAATGTAAGTAACTGGTTGAATAGCCAACTTAGAATAATGGTCACCACCTACTTGCTCTTTTAATTTACTGCCCTCATGATACTGATAATTTTCTAGTTCTATTTGCATAATTTACCCCCTTATTAATTTAGGAACAGTATTGTTCCAGTTAATGGCATGATGCCATCTCTTATGTGATTGACCCATCATTCTTAACTTAACGCTAGACGGGTTATACAACACAGAATAAAAACTTTTAGCCCATGTTGTTGCATCAAGATATATGTCAGTTAAACCACCTGAGTTGCTTTGTGTTTGTTTTTGTTCAAGTCTTAATTGTGCAACTGTCATAAAAAACATACCTGTAAAACCTTGAGAACAATAAGCATTTACATCCTCATTAATTCTACCCATGAACTGAAATGGTCTATCTGTTGAACATAAAAAACTGTTCATTACTTTTCTTGATATCTTACCTGAAAGAAATGTCTTGCTTAACCCACTACCTTCACCCCCTATAAAATCACCACCTTGTGCCATACACATAGATACAACGTTAGTATTCTTATAGAATTTAAGCATGATATCAAACACAGCTTTTATATCTTTAATGTACTTGTTAGTTACATACTTTTTATTATCGTCAAATGACCATCTAAAATCTGTATAGTCATCATCTAACATAAAGAAGTATTTATAACCTAACTTCTTAGCGATATCAAAACAAGCGTTACGAGCATATACAACTGCTTTACGATTGCCTGAGTTATCACCTATGTCAAACTTACCCTCCATATCTTTCTTAGAGAATACAACAACCTTATCTTTGTAAAGTTTTTTGTACTCTTCTACAGCAGGGTCTTCATCATCAACTACTAGAAAAATATCACCATCATATTTAAGCTTTCTAATAGTCTCGTGTGTAAATACTTTACCTACTCTGTTATGAGTAAGAATTAAAACACAATAGTCTAGTTTATTCATCTTGCTCTCTCCTAAATTGTTCTGCTAACTCCTCATTCATAGATACAAAGCCATTCTCGATAGCTTTATTTAAGTCTACGATGACTAAGCCAGACCTTTCCATTAAGTGTTTCATTGCTGGTGTAGCGTGTGCATAATAGTCAGCACATTTTTCAAAGTTAAACACGTTGTGCCTTTTTGCTGATGCGACTAAAAACCTTTTCTCATCGTCACTTATAGAGTTATTCATTTCAATCTCTCTAACTAACGTTAATGACTTATGAGTGTCTACTAGCTCATGTACGCTAGGTTGTTGATTTTTAGGTTCATACACAGGCACACCTACTTTCTGTGTATAAGGATTGTCTTTGTCTTGCTCAACAATTACCTCACCAAATAAGTCTTTACTCATTCAATACCTCCTCTTTTAACCGTTTATAAAGTTCACGCTGAGTACCATACCTATCTTCCCACATCTTTTTACCTATAGTATGAATACCCATACGCCCTTGATGATGGTAATGGCATAATGGAATCATCTCTTCATCCTTCATACCTAGTCCAGTCTTATCCCTGATATGATGTATGTTACTAGGGGGTAAATCATCTACCCCTTCGTACCATCTACAGACACAACACCCTGACTCAGCCATCTTAGTCATTCTAAGTTTGTCTGCTTTTTTCATCAGACTATCTTACCTATCCATTTGCCGTTCTTTATTACCATAGGATGAATACGAGGTTGACCATCTACAATAACTAAGCTACTCATAATGAACCGGTCTTTAAAGTTCTTAGCATAAGAAAAGGCAAGTGAGTCTTGATTAGTTAAGCATCCAGTCTGTGCGCCCCATACTAACTTATCAGGATTGCTAAAGTATTGAATACTTGCTTTACTATGGTAGTGGCCCTGGACTGTGTGCATACCATACTTCTGTGCTACTTGTAATACATTTGCTGACATACCGTGAGTAAAGAAACATCTTGAACCATCATTTAAAGTAACAGTTAAGTCTTGTACCCATTTCCAACCCTTACCTACACCTAAGAACTCGTTGTAGTGTTTAAGATATGCTTTAGGTAGGCCATATTTCAAAGCTCGTCTATATACTAACGATGAATGATTAGAATCAACTAAGGTCATGTCAGGGAATATCTTTTCTAACTCTTTGACATATTTCTTAGCTAGAACTAACTCATCACCAGCACTAGGTAAATCAGGGTCAGAGTCGTGCATAGATATTGCGTGTTGGTCTAACTCGTCCCCTATATTTACTACTAAATCAAAGCCTTTGTATTTCTTCTTTAACGCTCTAAGAAAAGACATTGATTCTTTGTGGTGGTATGGAATGTGCATATCACCTATAACCATTACTTTACTGTACTGTGTCATCTTATTCCTCCTTTTAGTAACCATATTGTTTTAAATCTAATTTAAAGCCCAAGCTTACTGCAAAACGCTCAACCTTAGCTAGGTACTCTACAAACTCTTTAATGTTTAATTTTGAAGTTGATGGTACAACCACCATTTCATCACCTAACATCTCTTGTTTATAGCTCAGGAATTTATACTTCATTAACTCGTGCATTTCCTGTTCTTCGTAACCTAAGAAACTACCTAGCTCAGTTACTAGTGCCCAGTAACGTTTATTTTGCTCAACGCTCCTATTAAAAGCAAACTTCTTAACTTCTATATCCCACGCTTTATCAGCATCAAGCTTACCAATTTGCTTTACTGCGTGTTCCAACTCCTCTTTCGATGTTACTTTGTATCTTGTCATAGTTTTTACTCCTATAAATTTTACCTTCTTTAGATGTCGCCTTAAACTCTACGTCATCCCCAAATGTTTTCTTTATTTCTTTGATGAAGTCTTTAATCATCATGATAGCCACTCCGTATACTGAAAAGTGTCAGGTTTAAAATCAAACGCCCATCTACCCTCTAAACCTTTACCATGTCTTTGTTTAACAAGATAAACTGTGCAAGGTGGTAAATCACACACAGGATTGTCATGGTCTTGGTCTAGTAACGCTTCTTCTTTAGCTTTATTACGATGGACTGAGAAAACATTATCCACCATATTTGTCAGATTGGCCGACCCTGCTACGTCAAACTTTCTAGCATGTTCAAAATCAGATGCAGTTTTTTTACTGTGAGCAACTAAGAATATATGTATATCTAAATCTCTTGATGCTACAGCAAGTTTATTGGCAAATGCTTTTTGCCCGTTAAGGTCATCTTCGTTAATGCCACACTTCATCAAACTGTCCAGCACCATAAGCTTAACCCCTAATTTCTCAGCACAGTAATAAACAACTTCCAAGACCTTACTGGTTGATGTCTCGCCTTTAGGGTCATACAAGTAAAGATTATTATCTAGCTGACTTAGAAAGTCTTTAATATAGTCAGGATTAGGTAATGCTTCACCTGTCTGTTGACACATCCTACCTAATGTGGCTTTAGGGAGCATCTCAAAACTGGCAATCATAGTTTTCTCATGTTTCATTAAACCTAACATTACCTGATTAAGCCATGCTGACTTGCCATGGCCTGAATACCCTGTCACCACGCTAACCTCACCCATCCTAACTTTAAAGTCTTTATCAGTGTTAAGAAAAGGTAGTGATAACCCACCTAGTAAATCTTCCGAAAAGTGCTTCTCTACTTCATCAAGATATTCAGATGGTTTCTTAATTTTAAGATGCTCACCTGTATCTCTTGTTTCCATATAACCTGATATTTCTTTGTCGGTTATAATTATATCTTCTAATGTTTGTGCAACCATATTTCCCCCTATTTAGTTTTAGCATAAGCATCTCTTACATTGCCTATGGCTTTCATTAGTCTGTCATGCTCTTTATCTTCTAGCTTTTTGCCTTTACGAATATCAGCACTTGCTAGACCTATTATTAATACTTCATCCCTAAGCATCTTTAATACTGCAAAAGGATTGAACTTGTGTTTCTCTACTTGAAATAATTGATTATCAGGTAGAATGTCTTTCCAGTCTAAACCTACTGTATCCAGAATTGTCTTAACTGAGCACCCGGCAAAGCAATTCAGGAGTATCCTATCACCATCCCCTTGCTTTATTCCTAACGAGTTGCTTTTATCTTCGTGTGCAGGGCAACGACACGAATACTGTCCATTGCCCGATTCACGAACTCCATCAAAGTAGTTTAAGACCTCTTGGATTAGAATGGTACGTCTGCATCAGCTCCTTCTACTGATGCGTTAGTTGTTTCAGATTGTACTTGTGGTTCTGAAATTCTCCCACTTAGAAACTTGAGCCCTGACTGCGAAGTTCTTATCCATGCGGCCATTCTCATTTCTTTGCCATTTTCTAGTGTTATATTCCCAGTGTAATCTGGGCGAGACTCGTTGTCTCCTTTGTCGTTCTTGAATAAAGCAAAGCTATTGGTGTTATCATACTGTTCAGCCATTTTTATTACCTCCTTTTTTAATGTCGTTAATTAAAGATTCAATTTCTATATCAAACTGCTTTACTGCTGTGGTTATCTTTGAGATAACCTCATCATCTCGCTCTACCTTAACAACCTTAAGTCTAAGCTCAGGTGGAAAGTCAGGGTGATATGATGCAAAATAACCATGTGTTGACTCTGTACAAGCAATTTGCCACTGGACTTGATACACATAGTTGTTAGGCATAGTTTCTGCCATAAGGTTTTTAGCGTGTGTTACATGAGTCGGGCATTTTATTTCTAAAATGGCATTCTCACCTCTTAGTAAGCCATCAGGGCTTGCGGCCGTATTCACAACAGTAGGGTGGTCAAAGCTACCACATAATGCCACTTCTTTCCCTGTTACTGCTTCAAATAAAGTTCTAGCATCTGGCTCACGTTCAACGCCATCGTGCATTGCTTTATTCATAACCACATTTGATGCTGGTTTACCTGTAATACGTTCTATTGCTAGTTCCATTCTAAGTCTTGTTTTATATGTAGACTCACCATATTTTGTTACTTTCATCAAGTCCCCCAACCTTGATGCGGTTATTTTGCCCAAACGGGCTGAAAACCACTCATCAGAACCTTGGATTAACTCTTTATTACTCATAAGTCAAAGCCCTCCTTAGTATTGTCTTGAGTGTCTGCATCTTTTGTATCATCTAGCAAGAACATACCAGCTAATGCGTATTTTCTAGCATAAGATGATGAACTACCAAAGCTCTGAGCTATATCCATACCTTTGCGATTAGGATTAATACCAGCTTGAGCCCTTACACTTAATGCTTCAGTGTTTTCTGCTTTGAATACTACAGTTGCTTCAACGTAAGGTATACCACCAACTTCTTTGACTTCATCTGTGATGAGTATTGAAGCTTTGTGTTTTTCTAGTAACGGCTTTACTGCTACTAGAATATCCTCACAACTGCGATAGTTATAATTACCAAAATTGTTACGTTGATTCTTTGGTACGTTGATTTCATTTTGAATTGCTATTAGTTCTTTCATATTTTCCTCCTTTAGTTAGTGTAATAAACTTTCTTTACTTGAGCTTTGTTTGCATTGCCTGACTTCCAATACTTGCCATCCCTATCATTAAAGAATGTTGCCATCATAGGAAAACTTATATTGTCTTTTTTAAGTCTTTCATCAAGCCACTTAATAGATTGCAAAAGATTATCTATATTAAATAACCCAGTCTTATCTTTAAGTTTAGCTTCACAATATGGCACTACGCCATTTGTTTGATGTAACTTTACCCCTTTATAGACTTTGAAGATACGATTGTATTCATCTATATTAGAATCAGCTTTTATCATATTCTGAAGTGCTGTAGTGTCACCACCTTTCTTTCCACACTGCCTTAAATATCCGTTTCTATTAAGCTCATCAATGATTTTTTGATGCCAATAACCTAGCTTATCATCAGCTTCAAAATACTTTTGTATCATATACTGATATGTTTCACTAGGTATATCAGGATTTAACTCCATCAATCTATTGAGACTATCATTGTTTACATACCCTTTTTGTCTGTATGCTTCCCAAATAATCGTTAGATAAGCATATTTTTCTAGTGATGTATGTATATATGTGTCAGCTAGAAACTCATTGATATAGTGCTTATAGTGAAAAATTTTAGTTTCTTTTTTAGACATATATCTTACCTCCATTTTCTTCTAAGAACTTAATAAAGCTTTTTAGCTTTTTTAAGTCATAGTCAGGAGATATTATCATACCACCAGCAATATTTTCACCATCATTTCTTTTGTTAAATTTCTTTTCAGCAAAGATTAGTGTCTTTTTTAGCATTTGTTCAACACTGCCTGCATTGCCGTATTCATCTTCCTCATGCTCTCCTGTAATATCGTTAGCGTCCCAATACTCAGGTACTTCTATTGCAAATACTATTGTTTTCATTTTCATTTTTAGATTCCTTATATAGTTAAAAAACTTTGTTACTTATACTCTTACTTCTACTCTTACTTCTACTCTTACTGTCTGAAACTACTTAACTGCTTTATTTACTATGGTTCTGTCATAATTTGTTTACCCCCTGTCCATGTCAATATCCATATGATATCCATATGATTTATTGTTTTGTTTTTGATTGTATGTCTACCCCCCTTTTTATCCAAGCTGTTAAAATCTTTTCATGTTCGGCTGACATTAAGAACATTACCGATTCAACACCAATGACATCTATTAACATCTCAAAGTCAGTTAGTATTTCGTGCGCCCATTGTTGCTGGTCTGGGTTACCTGATTCATTGTCTATCTGTTCAAATTCAATATCTAAGTCTTTCATATTTTCCTCCTATATGGTTTCAACCCCCTCTACTACCATAAGTATATTATGATTTTGATTGGGATTATTGTTTAAAATCAATAGTTTATAGGGGTTAGGTGTGTCTGCGATAAACCCCTTATAAACACTGCTTAGTAGCAACCTGTGTTAGTACATATGATTAGCTCTGAGTCGTATATGAAAGTTGGTGAGCCATCATCTTTAGGAACTACAAAGTATTCAATCTCGTTTCCGTCATCATTGCCTTTGATAACGTAACCTGATTCTTTAGCATTATCAATTATTACTAACGAACCATCTGACTTCCAGATTGAGTTACTTTCTGATTTAGATGCAGGCTCAGAAAAAAACTCTGAGCCACCAAAAAGTGAATCAGCTCTTGCTGAGTTCACGATGTTTCTTGCAAAGATAAAAACTAATATCACTGCAAGTAAAGCTGTTAGTGCTGGTTTCATTTTATTCATTCGTCATCTCCTTGGTTGCCTTCGTAATTAGAACTCCTGATTGGTGTTCTACCCTGTGCTGTGTTGCCATGTAATTCATCAGCCAATACTTGCTCTAATGTTTCATTATCAAAGTATCGTACAGGCGATGATACCCACTTACCAGTCTCAGCATCTTGTTTTGCATCGTTCCAAGATTCATCTTGACCTTTTCTTGTTGAGTGCATAATTTCTTTCTCTTGCACAATTTGATAAGCAGACCATATTCTATCTAGGCATTTGTTTCTTTGTCTTTCTCTTTGCTCTTGATAGATTGGTCTATTGTCAGGCACAGGATTACCATGCCTATTCAATCTCATATGCTGGTAATTAATAGCTTTCTCAGCGAGATTAGCTATTCTCTCTAGCGTAACTTGAGGTGGTCTGCGTGAGCGTGAAATATAAGATGCGTATTCTTCAGCTCTAATTGCATAATTATCAAGCTTACCATTTGCACTGCTTGACCTACGATTTTTATTCTTCATAATGCCTCCTAGTATTTATTATTAGTGAAAACTTCAACACCATCTTCATAAGATGTAGCACCAAATGTTAGATTACCATCTAATTCTTTGATATCTGATTCTCTTAGAATCTGCATTGTGTTTTCTTCATCGTTAAGAACAGAACCATAAAGAAGCTTATCATCTAGCGTAAGACTTCCTATTAGCTCTTTTTGTCGCTTTTCAGTTAAGTACACGTTTTTCATTCTTAGATGAGCTAACGCTTTTTTACTGAATTGCTCTTTGTACTCTTTGACATGTTCGTTATGCAAACTGTCATCAAATACTTTTTCGTTATGTTTTTTAAATGCTTTAACGTGTGCATCGTTTTTGTATTGAAATCCCATTATTCATTCTCCCATTCTTCGTCATCATCAGGCTCATTGCCCCAATCCGTGTAGTCATAAACCCCTGAGTTGTAACGCTCAAGTTGGTCAAATATTTCAAACTCATCCATCTCTAACGCTTTAACTGTTGCTAAGTCTATAACTTCATTCATGTCTTTAAACTTAATCCTAGGGTCATTATAATTCCAAGACCTAAGTTCTACCTCTGTTCTTTTGCTTATCTTACCTTGTTCTATTAGTTCTGATAATACTATTTGAAATGTACTCATTTTTTTGTCTCCTTTAAAATTATAGTATGTGTGATACCTGTGTAATCAGTCCAGGGGATATCAAGAAATTGCCCTGCCCCTTGTATTGCATCCATTTTCTTCTTAAACATCCTATCTGTGTAGTTTGCCATAGTTGGAAATGGTGAAAAAGGCGGATTAACATATCTACCCATCATTGACTGACCTTTTCTTAAATCTACTAACAACCTAATACGCTCATCTATTGGCTTGTCATTCCAATTAGTAGCTTGATAAGAGTGATAGGTGTAAGTTACGTTGTCGTAAGGGGCTTGTTTTACCAAACCCCAATCGATTGGTTTTTTGAGTTTAGCGTGATAGTCACGTTCACGCTGTCCCCAAATACTTTCACCTAGTTGAAATGTTTTCATTTTTCCCCCTTGTAGTTGAGTTCGTATGCTTTTAATTCAGGTGAATCTACTTTATTATTAGCACACCAACCAAACTGATTGTACATGCCCATAAATGTAACAGATGAACACCAACCATTGTCGTTGTGTCTGAATATAGCTTGTTCACCACATTCACAGCATACTGTTGTATTTGTTTCATTCATTTTTTAGTCCTCCGTTTGTAATCATCATCGAGTCTTGAATTGATTTCTCTATTCATACCTCGCCACTCATATTTAGGTATTTCTTGTAACGTATCTGGCGCTACACCAGCCATAACATCTATTGCTCTTGCCAACCTATCATTACAACCTCTGTAATAATTAGCATCTTTTAGTAATCGTTTATATTTCATCTTTTTGCTCCTTAGTTATTGAATGAACCTTCAGTGTTGCATTAATACCTCTTGCTTTAAGATAAGACTTAGCTTTTTGAGCCCCTTGCCAATCTGGTGTTACTAGATATGTCTTAGGGTCCATAAAAAAGCCATTCTTAATTACTGCATTAATTGAATATACTAACATAAATTTCTCCTTAAAATATTGCTTCGCCACATTCTAGCAAAGCTTGTTTATATAAGTCACGCTGAGTTTGAGCTTTCTCACCCGTTGCAACTACCTTTAAACCATTTCGCTCACAAAAGTGTCTTGCTTCTCTGAGTGATAAAAACTTGCGTACTACCCATCCATCTGAATCCACTGCTGTGTGTGTAAAAATCCTTTTCATAAAAAATCTCCTTAATGTATTGTGTCAGTTAATGTTTCGTAAATTTGAGTTAAATACTCAGTCTCGTAGCTTTCAAGTATTACCATGATTGCTTCAAGCATTTCGTCTCTATTTTCCAAATTAATCTCCTGTAAAAATGGTGGAGCAGGTGGGAGTTGAACCCACTTTCAAGCCCTGACTTAACATTAAGCTTGTCGATACCAATTCTGCCCCGGGTTGATTTATAAAAAAGTTTTAGCTGATTCACTACCTAGAACTTTTACTTTTTCTACAAAGTATTCTTTTTCATCGTCATCTTGTAGATGTGAAGTTTTATTTAATGCTATTGCAACATCTTCAGCATCTTTTTCATTAACGAATGTAAGTGAAAAGTCTGTGAATATGTTTTTTATTTCCCATATTGTTATGTCCATAATAATCTCCTTAAATTTGCTGATGGTCTCATCAGTATGCCAAAAAGACATAGACAGGCTTTCGCCTGTTTCGACCTTACTTAATCCAAACGATGTTGCCGTTTTGGTCAATATAATAGTGATTATATTCCATGACGTTTCTCCTTAGTTAGTTTATATTAACGTGCTTGTATTCTAAAGTTTCCAACTCTGTTTGAGTTTTGTAATTCTTGTAACACTTCAAATGCTTCTTTGTAACTAGCATAAGAATTTAATAAAAAATCTCCGTTAAATAAGTCATAAACTTCCATGACGTTCTCCTTTTAAAGTTAAAATTATTCTTTAATAAAACTACCATCGTTGTTACGACCTAAACCATAGTCATGGTTCTCGATAGTACGTTCTACCCAATTCCAAAATTCTATTACATGTTGGTCATAGTTATCCATTCTTGTATTTCCTTTTAAAGTTAATAAGTGTCTCTCTCTTACATATATAAGTATTTAAATGGCGGGTGGCTTCCCACCCCCCACCTCCTTACTTATTGAGTTTGAATATCATTGGGAATTTAGTTATCTCAAAGAAATTCTCATAGACTTTCTTAATATCTGACTCAGGCACATTAAACACTTGGCTTAATGCAATTAAATCAGTTCTGTCATAAGTCTGATTTTTATCTAATGCAGAATCACTCTCTACAATTACATTAGCAATTCTGTGAAGCTTCAATTCAGTTTGTTCAGATTTAAATTTCATCTTGTGTCTCCTTTAGTTAATGTCTACTGCTTACATATATAAGTATTTAAATGGCGGGTCAGGTTAATTAGGGTCAAAAAAAGCTCAATTAAGAGCTGTTATTGGAGAAATTGGTATGTTTTTAAAAGTTGTTTTTTGCTAAAACCTAAGTCATTGATTTATAAGGGTTTTTTAGGGGTCTAGGATGCTCTACCAGAGCTTTTTGGCTCTAGGCATAGGTTAGTATACCTGAAAACGTGTTTTTTGTAAGTCATTGATTTTAAAGCTCTTTTTCTATCTGTCTAACCACAGTACATTCTTCAGTTATTACATGAGTATGAACTGTTGGTTCTACTGTATCTAAATAGTCCCCACCTATAAAAGCAGTCGCTAAAGCTATAATAGATACTATTGTTTGTTTCGTGGTTTCCAAGTGCAAGTTTCCTCTTTTACTGAGTTCTCAATATAGTCGTTAATCTCAAAATTATACTCTTTTGTTGTTTTAGTGTGTGTGTAGCAATCTTTATCATGAAAAGGTAAGGATAGGGGCTTATACGCCTCCCCTATCACTGTACCTGTTACAGCTCCACTAAGATATAATAGTGTAACTATAGTCATTACTTAGTCAAAAAGTTCCATACTTTATGCCATACTTTTTTACCGGCTTTTTCCCATACCCAAAGTAATACGACAAGTCCAACGACCCACTGCCAAAGAGGATATGATACAGCTATTAGTTCTGCATGATTCATAGATAAGTTCCTATAAAGTTAAAACTCCCTACCCCTGTTCTAAACCCTGTTGTTGCAGATTTAAATAAGGCGCAATCACTTGCGTAAATTTAGTGTTAGTCGCTAATACATCTAACATCCTAGCTGGTACACCACCTGTTTGACCCATTTTATATAGTATCTCGCCAATCACTCTAGGCGATTGGGCCATTAGAAAAGCTGTTGCCATAGGGATACTTGCTACGCCAGTGGCAACACCACCTGCGGCCCCTACACCAGCAGTTGAGAAGCCTATTGACCTAGGAGCAAAACCTTTAAAAGCATTACCCATAATCTGAGGTATTAATGCACCTACTTCACCAAATTCATCTAGTGATTGAATCGTTTTAAGTCTGCTACCAAAGTTAGTATTAACATTATTTCTACTTGCTGAAGTCAGTTTTCTTAATGTAGAGTCAATAGTTTTACCTGATTGTTTGCTTAAAGATAATGTTTTACCAAGGTCATCTTTAATAAACTGAGCATCTGCGCCATATTCTTTCATCATTTTTTTATAAGCAGGGTCAACATTACCTATTGCAGTTCTTACATTACTAGCAATTCTATTTCCAGCTGTTTTCATTTGATTACTACCTAGAGGTAAGCTTTCTATTTGACCTTGCAGTGATTGTTTTAGCTTATCCATTCCCTCGATAGTGTGAAGTTTCTTATGTTTCTGAAAATACTTAACTTTGCTTTCCATTAAGTTCAAGAATTTCATCATAGCAGGGTCTGTGACAATACCATTAGTTCTAGCAAAATCATCTTTTGTCTTTTTAATGGTTTCATTTAATTCATCAAATGCTTTTGTTACTCTTGTTTGACCTATCTTACCCATAGACTTGTCATATTTAGCATTTTTAGCTTTAATTGCATCGCTTAACTTTCTTTGTGCTAACTCAACAAGCTCAGTGTCATCTATCTTACCTCTCATCTGCTCTACAAAGCCCTTACTAGGGTTCTGTTTTCTCGTTAAGAATGATTGAGCTGAATCTGCACCTGCCCGTAAAGCACCACCAAAAGCTTGTGAACCTACCCTTGCTGTTGCTGTATCTAATAAAGCTCCAGCACCTTTTCCAATAGCTTTTACCCCACCACCCAGGTTTCTAATAGGGTCAACTAAGTCAGTTGCTTTGCCTACAGCATTACTTATCTTACCTGCTGTACCAGCTTTACTTGCTAACCTTGTGCCTGTTCTAACAACACCACCTACACCAGTAGCATCTAAAGCCAAACCAAATGGGTCTGTAGCAAGTGTATTTTTCCATGCTTGTTCACTACCGTATCTATCTTTAAGCATCTGAGACATGTTAGCTGACTTATCAGTGTATTCTTTTACTTCTTCTTCTGTATAGTTATCAGCCATACCAAATAAGTCATTACTTATACCATAACCTGTTGCAACGTCCCCTATGGCTTCAGCAGTGTCTATTGGGTTAAGTATTGCAGAACCAATATTTTTAACAACGCCAACAGCACTTCTAGGAATATTAACTAAGCCCTCTTTTGCGGCGTCACCCCATGTCCTATTTTCTATGATGTCAAGTCGCTTTTGTTCTGCTTTTTGATTGCTAGATAATTGCTGTGCTTGTCTAATGACTTCATCTTGACTTGCGCCAACAGGCCCTTGCACCTTGATAATATTACCATCAGGTGATTTAACTTCGTATATTTTTGTTTCCATTAATTACCCTTTTATTATCCTACGATTGACCAACCACCATTAGATTGCGTATCTCTTGTTTTGTATGTTCCAGGAGAATAACCTGGAATTACACCTTCTGCGCCTTTGAAGAAATTATTACCCTCAGCTTGGTTAAATAAATCAACCTTGTCTTTAGCTTTGTTTCTTCTTCGTTTTGTAAGTGCTAACAAACCAGCTCTTGATTGAGCGGCGTTACCAGTCATTACTTGGATTAAGAAATCTCTTTCTGCAGGTGTATCAAGACCTCTAGCGCCAATACCTAATTCTTTAATTGCTCTAAAGACATCCATTTGCAACATAGCATTTAAGTTCTCAGTGTTAGCAAGATACTCATCCCAATCATCGTTGCTCCAATCAGTTGCACCTTCGCCTTGAAAGAATTTAGTAACACTAGCTTTCCAATCACCAAAATTCCCTTCGAAATATTTAAAATTAGGGTCTTCTAGTTTTTGTATAACGCCATCAAGCTTCTGATACTCACTATAATCTTCATTAATAGTGCTAATCATTTCTTGAGCTGAAGTTTGTCCTGCTTCACCCCATGCGTTAGTTTCATTACCTGCTAGTCTATTACCATTAGCATCATACTGAACTTCATCTTTACCAAGTTTAAATCCTTCTTTGGCCGCAGTGTATTTCTTATAGTCCTCAAAAGATATAGTACCATTATTTAACGCTTGTTTTAAATACAAGTCCTCATTAAAGCGATTAACTGTTTTCACTTTATCTGGTTGAGCGTTATAGTCAGGCGCAACTTGAGTTACGTTACCATTCTGGTCTGTTCTTTGTACTCTTGAATCAACACCACCTGAATACTTAAACTTTCTTGTTTCATTAGGTTTACCATAACCTTCTCTAAACTGTTTCATTCTTTGTTCTTGCTCTTCAGCTTCAGTGTACTCTTGTAACTTTCTAGTTTGCTCTATGTTTGATGTTAGATTGTCATATGGTTTTTGAGCTTGAACCATGCCATCTTGTAAAGCTTTACCCAAATAAGGGGTTATTGTTCCATAGCCTTTATTTTGAGGTTGAGATAAATAACTCATACCTGCACCTAGCAACCCTCTCATTAACGATTGATTACTAGCTTTATTTACATCTGCTTGATTTAACAGTCCTGCTTGTTTGTAAGCTTCTGTATCTATTGTAGAACCAGCACCAAATATATTGCTACCTGTTCCAAAAATATCTTTTAAAAAGTCCATATTAAATAAGTCCTTGCGTTTGTAGTTTTTTAATTCTAGGATTAGAGTTCATAGTAGGTGTTCCTTGTGATAAATCTACTTGTGGCCTAGATATGTTTGGTTGTGCGTGTTGTATTTGCTGTTGTTGAGGTTGTTGTTGCAATGCGTTTGCTCCTTGATTAATAGCCATCATTGACATATCTCTATTCGTTAACCCTGTTGCATCTTGAAAGCCACTACCTATTGTACTTCCTAAGCCACCCATACTTGCATTAGCGGCCGCTTGTTGTGCGCCTGTTTGTGCTAAATGAGATGCGCCTTGCATACCTGATGCTCCAGCACCACTTGCTACTCCAGCGCCACCAAAACCAGCAGTTGCCCCACCCATTGCGCCCCCTACTGCGGCCCCTTTCAATGGGTCTTGTCCAGATAACATTGCTCCTCCAGCTCCTAAGCCAGCCCCTATTAACATAGCTTCAGCCATTACTTACCTCCACCTGATTGTGATGTCGATGATGTACTACCACCTGGTGCACCCCATACAGCGTTAGTGTAATTAGATAGATGTTGTTGGTTGGCATTTTGCCCGTAATCATGCCTGGCGATA